GTTGTACCAGTGAAGCCAATGGTTCCAGTCACCTGATCTACGTTGTAGATGTTGCAGAAGGCAACGTTGGAGGGGCCAATGGTGATGGTGATGATAAAGGGATTACTTGTCTTGGATGACCAGAAGTAGGTCCCGATCACTGCCCCTACCGTTCCACCAGCAGGGAGCGTCACCGCCTCGATACCATCCCGCTTCAGCACATGGTAGTATTCATTACCAACCGGTTCCACCAAAGCATTCTGGAACAAGGTGTCTTGATTGCCAGAAGAATCGAACCGCGAGTCCCACTGATACATCAGGGAGATTTGCTTGTTCTGCTCGGTGTTCTCCATAGGAGCACGAGTAAACGCCATTAGTAGTCTCCAACCCAGTCACGCTGGAAGAAGAGGCTAGCTTCCTCACCACCACCACTCAGGGCGGTGTCCAGATGCATCTTAGCCAGCTTTTCAATTCGTTGGAACTTATTATCCGCTACGCCATACTCATCCGTCAGGGCCAGAGCCGTGTGGTAGATCAGAGCGTTGTTCCATTCCTCCGGGAAGTCCGGAGTGTCGACACCAGTGGTGAAGTACTCGAACGGGGATTGGAATTCCAAGTAGATGTACGAGCCTGTAGGGACACTGGTATCTGGCGTAGGCCAGACAGTCAGGATACCTTGATTGATCTTAGGCTGATACATGAAGTTCACAGGAGTCCCAGTACTGTCCACAGGAAGCTGAGCGAAGTCCACGAAGGACAACTGATTCATCTCGATCTGGGAACTAGGAGTAGGACCAGGAACAAAGTTAGCCACATAGATACGCAGGGGATACGGGATGTTTACCGTTTGCCCCACACCGAAGGTGTAGGAATTGGTTCCCGCTACTGGAGTGAGTTGGTACGTCTTGCGTGCCCAGATGGACATGCCCAGGGTACGGAACTCAGCCACCACATTGTTAAGGGCCTGTGCGGCCGTTGACAGTTGAGTAGCGTTACCAGTCTGACCTTCTCCGATAACACCAAGCTTACGGAGCACGGCGTTCAGGATGTCATCTCGACTAAGCTGTAGAATAGATACGCCGCTAGTGGCCATTTGTTATTTCCTTTTACGTTCAAATTCCACAAGCGCGTTGTGGGGTAGCCTGCAGGCCGTATATAAGTCCAGTAGCTCGTCGTAGTTCTTGAGAGCTTCGCCGAAGTCTTCCGGTGCCCTATGATCGACCCGAGGGCAGATTACCAGCATGTCCTCACTTGGGCTGACTGTCGAGCTTTCTTTGGAGAGCGTCCCGCACGCTGTCAGTAGTACGACAAGACTTATAGCGAGGGTCTTTAGTAATCCCATCGAGTAGCTCCTTGGTAAATTGCTTGCTGTTAGCCCGAGTCTTTTCCAGGTTCTCCTGTAGGAGTCGGGAGATATCTTTCCGCAATAACTCGTTCTGCTGCGTAGTCTGGATAAACTCCTCGGTCCGCTTTAGCTCTTTGGAGGTCCATGACGCGTTGGTATAGGTAGAGGTCACATGAACTACACCAAGAGTGTAGATGGCCGCAAACACCGCATATAGCATCCACTTAGACAACATCCTTCACATCCTTAATTGCCTGCAAGGGGTCTTTAGCAAGCTTATCATCCCGCCAGGAAGCCAACCCACCAAAGAAGCCCCACGAGAGGGCTCCGATGATGCCGTAGACCGCAGGGATCAACGTGTCCTTATCCAGACCAGTCCAGGATACTGCCAGGGCTAGGGCCGTACCTCCGAAGAGGGCCGAGCCAGCAAAGGCCGAGCAAGCATGGTAGAACAAATCCTTACGGGACTTCGGGGGTCGGAACATCAGCATAATGGCAGCACCGATAAAAGCTGCTCCGAAGGAAAGGACTTTAGCCATCCCAAATTTAGCCAATAGGCCGGCGCTAACGCCTTCAATAGACATAGACATATTCCTTATCCTTAAATATCGGCTGTCGCCACGACATGGCACTCATACAGGGCATTGGCTGCAAAACCACCCGCAGACGTGGCAACATATAAACCATTAGCATCAGCCACAATACCAGTGGACAAACCCACCGATGCACCAGTTTGGGTGTTGCGGAGGTTTGAGAGTGCTCCCGTAAGAGGTTGGTAAATAACCACACCGGGCGTGCCACGCATCGAAACTGGCCAACGGCTAGACATGAACAATCCATTACTCGGATCATTACCCACGACCCGATAGCTACCATTACTAGCCGAAGCTGCTCCAGGCGCGGTGCCATAAATGTAGCTGGTGAAGTAGTATCGTTGGCACAGAAGAATCTCGGAAGTGAATGGACGGAACTCATACGGAGTTGCCACCGATCCGGATTCAACTTGAACACCCGTCACATCGAACGTATTACCGTTAGTCGCCATAGCATTAGTCATACCAGTCGGACCTAGGAAGTTACCAGCAGTCCAGGTGTTTGCCGTGGTCAAGAAGTTGGTTCCAGCGCCAGCGGTAATATGGACAATGATACCAGCTGCCGCTGTAGTTAACCAAGTACCAGATTGATCTCCAGGAATTGTGACAGTTTTATATTCCCACGTACCAGCCACATTCTGAGTAACCGAAGTAACATACGAACGGTTGATAGCTGAGTTACGAATAGCTACACCAAAGGTGCCGGTAATAGATGAACGCAACCAGAAGGATACCGTGATGGTGGATGCCGAAGCCGTTCCCCAACGCAAATCCGCAACCAGGGTTCCCTCAATACTTTGAACGAGTCCCCAGAAGTTTGCTGCACCAGCGGCTGTTCCCGTAGTAGCCGTGAGACGACCAGCCGTCGGGTTTGGAGTTAGATTAGCTGTGGAAAAAAGCGAGTGGGTGATATTGGCGTTAGAAGACGACAACGACCACCGATCCGCAATGTAAGTACCACCGGCCGTAGTTGAGGTAGCGGCCCTCTGGTTGATGTTGAAATCACCATTGATGAGACGATTGCGATAGGTAGGTTGAGTAACCAGACCCAGATTAGCCAAAGCACCTGCGACAGTGGTAGCACCAGTACCGCCATTGGCGATAGGCAGAGTGCCAGTAACCGTAGTGCCCAAATCAACCGAACGAGGGTTAATGAGTTGGAGACGAGTACCATCGTCAACCAGGACAGCTTCCATACCCACAACCAAGTCTCCTGCCACCAGGGCAGTAGAACCATACTTGGTAATGGAACGAGCACCGAGGGTGCTGATGTTAATCGTCACTGCACCAGTGTTGGTGTTAGCAGGAACGAACTTAAACCACTTGCCAGAGGCGTAAGCCGTCAGGCTCAAGGGGCCAGTGGCTACGATGGTGTTGGTGCCGGATACAGCACTCAGGGTGTTGTAGACATCCGTATTCGCATCGTTGTGCCACGCAGCAACTAGCGGAGTACCCGCTACAGTCGTAGTAGCATCTACAAAGAGAGTATCAGCCAATTTAGCTCCTTATGCCGGTAGGGGTGGGAATTTGAGGGCATACATTTCCTGTGAAGTAAACGGAAACGTCTTGCCTGTAATTGCACAGCCGGTGACACCTAGTCCGGTGAAGGCCGATTGATCCCAGATATAACATGCAGGACCGACGAAGGTGTCTTCGGGTTCCGGTCTTGCCCAAGGCACGGCAGGTTGATCCCCGCGTACCCGTAAAAAATCCTGTGGATGGCGTTGCTCATAATCTTCACTGCAGACCATGAGCCCGTCCCATCGCTTCTTCATTTCAGAAGCTTTAAACTTGAAGCCACAGACATCGCAGATGGCGTTCCAATTACCCCATTGTAGTGAGTTCCGTGGCATTCAATCTCCTTAAGCGCCGAAGTACACGATAGCGTTTGCAGCAGCAACCACGACCGTAAGACCGATCTCGGCCCGAATCGCAGTCTCAAACGGAACAACTACGGTACTAGTACCGGCATTCACAAAAAGAAACAGCACGGTGCCAGAGGCTGCCGTATTGTCATAAATAGTCACCGTAGCCCCAGGCTGGATCGTAACCCCGTTAAGAGTATGTCGGCCGGTAAACAAGGTGCTAGTACCTGGCGTCAGTACGCCAGACGAGATTGCAGTGGGACATCCCATTTCAATTCCTTAAACAAAAAAGGGGACCCGAAGGCCCCCTAGAAATTACACCCAGTCGATGCCGAATTTCCAAGGACCACCAGTAGTAGACGCTCCGCCCGTTTCTGCATATACCGCAGTTACCTTAAGATCGCCAGCCAGAGGCGTAGGCTCGATGTTCGGGAGGCCGGACATTTGGACAATAGCGGTGGTAGCACCGTTTGCCTTCACGTCAACCACACCGGTCGAAACCGTACCACTGTTATTGGAGATCGTCAGCGTAACCGTAGCGGTCGTAGCCGCATCGGAAGCAACACTACCGTAGACAGTAACTTGAACCACACTGGCTTGAGCCGGAAGCACTGCTTTCAGCGTCGAGGCCGTATCGGTCCGAGTAACTTGGAAGTACTTAGCCACTGTGGGCTTAAGCACCGGAATGTTCGTAGTAGGTCCGTTCGAATTGATCGGAACCAGTTCAACTTGCTTGATACCCATAATTAAATTCCTTTAATTAGAAAGGGGCCGAAGCCCCGTTCATTAGGCACCCGGCGAGCCGTAGATACCACGCTTGTCAGAAGCACCAAACGAGTAGCGCGAACGAGCCTTATACTTGGCGTTGTCCGTGTCGAAGTCGTTGTCCATATCGAACGAGTCCGCATCACGCTCAAAGTACTTCATACCTTCCGGCACGTTAGTACGGATGAACCATGCATCGGTGTCCGTCAGATAGTGATTCACAACCACGTCAGGGATCGAGCCCAACATCTTCAGCACGTTGGGATCGTTGTTATCCGTACCAACACGCTTATCAGACTTCAGGATACGCTGCACTTCAAACTCCAGCTGACGCGGGAGAATCAAGCTCTTCGGACGAGCAGCGATCAGGAGACCACGGTCGTCGGTGAAGCCTTCGATGTCGATGACAGCTTGCTCAAGAGCAGCTTCAGACAGGTCGGAGGCCGTAGCCAGAGTGTTAGACCAAGTACCACCAGTGACGTTGTTGTTCGCGGAGTTAATCAGCGAGACACCATCAGAGTAGGTATAGGACGCGTTGAACGCGCGGTTATAGACGTTAGCACCAACGATTTCCTTGGTTTGGCGAATCGAGCGAGCCAGACCGTTAGCCTTGCGCTTGCCGACAATCTCATATTGATCGTCGTCATAGGCTTCCTTCGTGATGATGAAGCCGAGCGCGTAGACCACGTGCTGGTAACGCTGCGTGAAGCCTTGCCGTTCGGTGTCATACGCAATCGATGCACCTTCAGGCTTAACCACCGCCAGACCGAAAGAGGCCACGCCGACGTCTTCTTCAAACGCCTTGCTCGAACTATTCTTTTCGAACAGTTGCAGGTACTCTTGCGGATAGTCGTTGTACGCTTTACCGTACCACGCATTTACCCCAGGCCAAAGGGCCTTGGCAAAACTGCCAGAATTAATTTCAGACATACTCTACCTTTCTTTAAATTAGACGCCAGCCGTACCAGTACCGGTAGCCAGTTGCGACGTGTTGAGCTTGACGTAGAACGACAAGAACGCATCACCTGGAATATTATCCGGACGGTTCGGGATGCCTACAATCTTCAGCGGGAGAGTAGCCGTAGTGGCCGTACCAGCAGAATCAAGTTGCATACCAGAAGCACCAGTCGTGGTGGAACCAGCAGTCAGAGTGAACTGACCATTGAGACCAACCAAGGCCGTCGCAGCAGCGGCAGCGGGGCCGGCACCAGCGATTTGCACTTCATAGATGACGTTAGGATCAGTGCAGACCATCAGATAACGATCCGTAGACGCGCGCCGGTAGACGGGCGTATTCAGGTCATTAACCGGAGGAATGTTGGTCAAGTCACCTTGGCCTTCGAACGAGATACCCACAACGATACCGTAGGGGATACCAGTGGCCGAGGCCAGACGGGTCACGGTGGGAACACCGGTTGCAGCACGGGCATCACCCAACAGCGCAACGGCATCGCCCACCATAATCACCGTGGAGTCAGACGAGGGGACGAAGACCGTCTCCACTTGACCTTGCCACGGCGAGAGGGATTTAACAGGACGGAACCCGTTAATTTTAGAAACACTAGACATTAGTTTTCTCCATATAAATGAAAAACCCTAATGGCTAAGACAATTTACTTTCGAGTGATCTCCAGCTTACCGTAATGGCCATTAAGAGCTTCTTGCTTGGTAGACTGTTCTAGTTTATCGATTTCCCCCTGCTTGATCGCTTGGTCCTCTTCATAAAACTCCTTGAGTTGCTTCATGAGGACTACCTTACTCTCACCAGAGTTAATCGTGCGGACGGAGCCTTCAGTGGTCCCACCCTCAACTCGCTTACTACCAACCTTAGTTTCTGACTTGAGCACAGGCTCGTAGCCTTGCTCCATCAGTTCCTGCACCCGATCTCCAACGTCATTAACGAAGCGATATTCGTAATCCGGGTCTTTGTTAGCTACTGTCAGCTTACCCTTGTTTTGGAGCGGCGAACGCCGGACTCGGCCCTCTGGGGCCTTAGCAATAGACTCTTTCGTCATTATTTGATTCCCTTCGCGGCCTTCAGGTCCGCAATGTATTTTTCCTTAGTGATGATGCCGCTCTTAACGAGGCGGGTCATCACGCGATGCTCATCTTCATTCAACTGGTAGCTTTCACCCTTCGGGCTAGAACCACCGCGAGTAGCCTCAACTGCACCAGGTTTGGAGCGGTTGGGGTTGACGAACTTCTCGGGGAATTCCTTGCGCACTTGCGCTTCAATCTCTCGAAGTACCGCTGCAGGAGTCATTTCACCAGCAGCTACGGCTGCTTGGTACTTCATTCCTTCTACATCGGCAAATGCTTTCATGGCACGGTTGGAGTCGCTGTACCACGGGTTACGTGCTTGCCAAGCGACAAACTCAGCATGGGGTTCCGAAGAAGTGGGGGCAGGGGCTGCTTCAACTTGGCTCGCATGGGCCTGCAGGGCGAGAAGCTTTTCATCAGCCTCAATCAGCTTGTCTGCATCGCCGTCCGCCAGGGCAGCCTTCTTTTCCGCTCGGATCGCAGCAAGGGCACGGGAGTACTCCGCCTTACGAACCGTATTAAGGTGCTGAGTAAAGGCACGCTGATTATCCTCAAGGTCCTTCAGCTTCTTACGTTGCGAATTGATCTTTTCGAATAGTTCGCCACGATCGACAAACTCTTCAGCATCACGCCACTTACCAGTACCATCCCACTCTTCCTTGGGAACCCAACCCATAGTCCGGGCTTTAACTTCAACTTCACTAGGTTCCGGGATGTTACTCTCGGGAACGTTCGTATCAACTTGTTCAGACATCTACAGCCTTCTTTCTTAGAATTGCAATCACATCTTCATCATTCAGGATGATGTATACAGTTTTATCGTCTTCAGCTTGATCCGGGTCCCGGACCACCTTGCCGCTATGGCGCGCAAAGACGATTTCATCTCCCACCTTGACCGAATCGGGGTCTGCCCCATTCCAATCAATGAAGAACGTAGGGCCTTTAGCAATGACCACACCGCGATCTACCGCAGCTTGTTCACGCTTCATTTGGCCGTCTTCGGGGAGGACTAGACCTGATTGTCTAGCCGATTTAAACACTTTGTCTTCGTCAACAACGTTCAGTTGCTTGACGACAATCCTATGAAGTACAGGTTCAATCATTTTGAGCATTCTCCACGTCTTCGCCGTCCACTTGTAGGGCGTCACGGAACGCTTGGATATAGCCAGCGTGGAAGCGATCCACTAGCGGGTCTAGGCCTGCGATCTCGGAGAGAATCAGCGCATGTCGCTGAATTCGAGTTTCATAATCTTTAAACACTGCCTTCGTGACTGGATTACTCTTCCAGTCGATGAAGTCTTTAGCTGTGATTGTCACTTCTTAGAGTTTCCTTGTGGTTTAGGTTTAGCTGCAGCAGTCTCTTTAGTCTGCCTCAGTTGTTGTTGGTGAGACTCCTCACCGTGCCGAAGGGCCTGGTGACCCTGTGCATTCTGTTGCGTCAGTTGCTGCTGACTTTGGGCCATGAACACCCGCTGCTTGTGCAGTTGGGTGGCAGCATCCATACGATTCTTGTCAGCCTGTTGCTGCATCTTCATCGCATGCTCTTGCTGCTTCATAGCCATTTGTTGTTGTTTATCCCTGGAGTCCAACTCCATCTCACGCTGTTGCATTTCGTTCTTCAACTGAGCGGACTGTTGCTCGGTCTGGACCTTCATCTGCATTTCCATCATCTTAGGATCGGGCGGAGGCGGGGGAGGAGTACCTGTCTGCTGAACTTCCGGAGAGAAGAGTTGATCCGGATTGGGTTGCTCCATAGCTTCGAAGAGACGACGGAGGACTTCAATCGGGTTCATCAGCGGACCAGCCACAGGGAGGAGTTCCATCAAGGCTTGCGCCTTAACCATCTTCTCTTGTTGACTGTTGGCACTGGGATCAGCACCGGGGCAGATCGTGTAGATGCCGTTTTGGGGCTTGAAGTCTACAGGTCCAACCGCAGTACCTAAAGTTTCACTGTACGTGTTAGGGTTCAAGTAGGTGCCGTTGAGGGCATAAATCTTCTTGAACTCTTCTCCAAGGGCACGATAGATGCGCTTGTAGACAGCGGTAAATACCTTCATACCTTGCTCAACTGTAGCCATCGTGGTAGTGGCCGGAGTGTTCTGCCCTGGCATCTTGCCAGTGAAGATTTCCGCCACAGAGGCTAGTTCCTTACCAGACGTGATGAGAGCACCCATCAGTTGGAACAGAACGTTGCTTGGCTCCTTGGTGGGGAGGGGCATGATCTGCTGCTTCAGGTCTTGACCTGTTGCATTGACCGGTTTCCACTCTCCAGGCTGGAATCTGGACTCACCCATCTTGAGACGGATACCCTTGCCAATAAAGCCGGATTGAAGGTTGTTAAGGGTGCCCGAGTCAATAAGCTGGTTGATAATTGTGTTAACAGACTCATTGAGTGGGCCTAACAGAGTGCCGAAGCCCATGTCATAGAAACTACCGTCAGGATTCGGGATGAACCCGAACTTCGTGTAGTACTGAATGGCTTCAACCTTGATCAGGTTGTCTTCTTCATCGAAGTACATAGTATCGTTGTCGAAGCGAGGGGTGATGCGAAGCACCTTCCCAGACTCCATGTGGAACGTAACGATGTACGGCTCTTCGTAGCCGTCGTCATCCAGGTCCAGATACGTATGTTGTTCGATAATCGAATACGGGGTGGTTTCATCGTTCTCCGGGGCTTCGTTCCTACGATCCAGCCCAGTGAGGTTACTCAGTAGGGGAGTAGGAGGATCGCCTAGATCGATGTCCAGGAACATCTTGGAGAGTTGGCGTTCCTTGAGAACTCGCCGACTCATGGGGACAATCTCAGAGATGCGTTCAGCAGTCTTGAGAGTCTTGGTCCAGTAGTTCACCACCAGGTTCTTAGGGAGCACGATCTCGGAGACGATTTCTTCCTTGATCGGGCACCAGTAGGTCTTCTTGAAGATGACCCCCACAACGGGGAGCATAATCAGCAGCTTATCCATGCTTTCTTCCCAATCA